GTGATGTCTCCCTTGTCTCCATCCGAAACGCCGCCAGATGAAACAGGGTCCGCTGGCACTTGAACAACACCAGCGCCAGTCAATGTCCCATCCAATGCGTTAGATGTTCTATCCTTCACAACCCCCGACAAATTGTTTCCAAGGTCAACATCCAAGAACCAACCGATTTTTCGAACGGTGTTACTCGCATCAAGCAATCCAGCGCCGGTAGTTGTCGCGACAAACTCTGTCCCGACCGTGTTGTTTGCAGACCCGGCAGTGGTGAAATCTGAAGCTGCTCTAGCCACGATTCGATACCGCTTGCCAACAGTCAGGGTCCCGGAATTCAGGATCGTCGTGCTGCCCCAGACATCTGCAGGAAGGACGCCTCGGTACATCTGCGCCACCTCGGTCGCGCTCAACGCCCTGTTTGCAACTCTGAACTCAGAGATCGTCGATACCCACGGCTGGCTGCTGGTGAAGAGTCCGATGTTGTATCGATCGGTGGTTACACTAGACGACCACGGAGGAGCGGCTCCACTCGTCGCCTCTGAATAGGTCAATGCTGTGCCGTTTGCATAAATCGCGAGTGTCGTTCCTGCTCTGGTAATTGTCAGATTGACAGGGCTACCTGCATACGCCGCGAGCTGGGCGGGAGTGACCAGCGCCAGCCTAAAGTCACTCGCAGTAGCGCCGTAAACAAAGAAGGAGAGATTCCCAGACGAATCCAGAACAAGCCCACAACCATTCACCGCAAACGAACCGGCAACAGTGGTGAGAGTAAATATTCCTGCATTGTTCGTCGGACTAGAAGCAGGCCACCTAACTCTGGCGTGTATCGTGAAAGGATCTGTCCCAAGTTGCTGAGAAAGACCTCCAATGTAGCTGGACGCCTGAATTCCGTCCCAAGAATACCCCCTGTCGGGCTGGTCGATTGGGGCCACTGAAGCCGCTGCAGACGCAGAACCAACACTCTTGATCCACTTCACTCCGTTCCCAACCAGTGCCCCGTCCCCGTCGTTGGTGGAACGGTCGTACACCGTGGTCCCAGAATTACCAACCAAATCAGGGTCAACGATCCACCCAAGCCGGAGTACCGTGTTTGATGCATCCAACAAACCTGCACCCGAACCGGTCGCCGTGAACTCAGTCCCGACTGTATTGTTGGCTGCCCCAACAGTCGTGAAATCAGAGGCTGCTCTCGTTGCAATCCTGTACCTGAACCCAACCGTGAGCAGCCCAGAAGCCTGCGCCGTCATGCTCCCCCACATGTCAGACGGGGAGACCCCTTTCGACAGGGTTGTCACCTCTGATGCAGTCAACGCACGGTTGGCAACTCGGAACTCGTGGATTGTGGAAGGCCACGCAGTGCCGGCACCTGCGCCGATATTCCATTTTGTGCTTACCGGTGACGCTGACCAAAGAGGCGGTGAACCGTATGCCTCCTCGACAAACGGGTACTCACCACCATTGATGTAGACCTTGAATGTGGTGCCCGATCGCGTGAAAACAAAGTCCACGACCTGACCCAACAGAGATTCAATCCCACCCCGTGAAATCGTCGCAATGCGCCTATCGGAAATTGTCGCCCCGTACAGCACTGGGTAGAGATTTCCGTTGCTCGAAAGATAAATGGCAAACCCGGGAAAAGTGGTCGTTCCAGCACTCGACCCAATGCAGATAAGTGCCCTAGCGGAAGCCTGTATGCTTTCCGGAAGTCTCGCCTTCACGTGGATCGTGAACGGGGACGTTCCGACATCTTGCATGTTTCCGCTTGCGTATCCTCCGACGGCCGGGTCGAACGACAGTCCCTCAATTGTGGTCTGCCTGTTCTGTGTGTCGGTAAACCCGGAAGGAACATCGTATAGCTGGTTAATGTAGAGGCCGGTGTTGTCGCTTATTAAACCAGATCCCGCGTCCGCCTTCACCCCAATCTCTCCCGACACAATTGTCGACGAATACGTCGAGTTAAGGAAATTACCAATGATCTGCACATTCTCGGGCGTGTATGTCTGGCCGGAAATTGCAGTGCCGCCGAGCGTGCTGCTCGACAAAGCAATTAGGGGCTTTCCTTGACCCGTGTAAGAAAACCGCGTGTTCTTCATCCGCACGTCGTACGCGGCCCCGACCCTCACCAGATCGTAAGCCCGAAGCGTCGCTGAGTTTGTGAGCGCATTCGAGAACTCAACCCCGTAGAATTTGTCGCTCCATCCGTGAATCCAGCAATCAGTGATTGAGATGTTGTTCACCTTCCGCCCGCCAGAGCTGATTTGCCGAGTGTCAATATGGAGCGAGTCTCCAAGCGAGAACACAATCTGGGAGTTCTGGAGCCGGATTCCGTTGTGCTTGTCCTCAGCGTTGCTTGTGGTTGCCTCACGGTCAACAAACGAGACAGCGGGCCATCCAGCACCGTCATTGTTTGTAGCATCCCGCTTACCACAGAACCGCACAGAAACGTCATCGAACAACGACTCTCGAACGGAGTTGTTCAGGTACAGTGCCGACCTCTGGAACCTCCAAATCATCACATCACGGATGTTGAAATAGTCGCAGTGGTTCATGTAGATACCACCGATGTCAGAAGCCCTGTTGTTTCCCTCTAAGCTGAAATTTTCGAGCAGCGTCGGGACCATGTTGAACTCAGTGTCCAGTTGGGACCCAGACACTAGATCATCGAAGGAGATCATCCAACCAGTGGCACCCGACAGCGCCTTGAGCGTCGTGTTCCACTTATTATGGCCCTTGAGGACAAGGCCCTTCTTGATCACCAAATTGGATACGACGTTGGTACCATCCAACTGGACTGTTCCGTACCCGACCGTATCTATGGCTGACTGGATTGCTGCCGTGGCATCCGTCACTCCATCCGACTTGGCCCCGAACCACCGGGCCTCGACGTAGCTGGGTGGGCACACTCTCTTGACTCTACCACCGTTGACGTTCCCAAAAACGGTCCCGAGGTTGGTAGTCGTTGAGGAGCTGCCGTCATAGAAAAAAGAACCTCCGCCACCGTCGTTCACCACCGATCTGCCCAATACAAAAAGATTCGTGTGAATATCCTTCAAATTCGCCCGGTACGCGTCATCGAGCGTATTAAACGTTTTAACGAACCGCTGGCCATAGGCCGACAGGCCAAACAGCAAAGCCAAAATAGTAAATAGTTTTTTCATACCAGTTTTTTCCACAAACCGCCAGTCGTATAATCGTTAGGGCGCACAACCGAATTATCGTCATCTGTAGACGTATCGCCCACATACCATGTATAAATTCCACCACCACCATCGTCCGGAGTTACAGCTCCTTGAACCGTAACTTGATTAATAATAGGGCCATCCGACGTAAGAATAGCCCTAAGAGCCGCAATGTTAGGTTTAACAGTACCGCCACTGCCGCCCCCGCTGGACGGCCCGGCGGCCGGAATGAACCTCGTATAGGCCAAATGGGCCAAGCGGTAATTATTAGCGGCAATGGCGCTGTTCACTTTACCTTTCCGCGCGGTTCACGCGCAAATTTGAGGGCCGGAACACGCTGCACTCCAGTAGTGGAATGTTCGCGCCTCATGTTAGATTGGTTAGTGGACGAATAGGTGGTATACTGACCACCGCCACCAACGCGCGGATGCCGAAGTTGAGATGTGCGATTCATAATTAAAAAAAGGGAGGGCCCACGGGCCCTCCCTTAGGTAGCATTGATTAGTTCAGCGGATCGTAAGTGACCTGAATGGTCGCAGCCACAGTCGCATTGGCCATAAGGCCACGCGTGACGCACAGACGATTGTCTGCGATGGTTTGGCCCGCGGCCGGAAGGGACAGCGAGTCAAGGACGGGCAACGGGTAAGTTGCATTGAGGGCCACAGTAGTAGCAGCGTCGCCCACGCCGGTGTAGGTATAGTCGTTGGCGTTACCGAGAATATCAGTAACCGCAGCACGAGTGCGTGGATACGGATTGGTGCGGGCCCGATAGGAGTAGGCCGCATTGCTTTGAGTGGTGGACGTGGTCGACGCGTCATACACAGACACCACGGTCGCCGCAGCGGCCGTAATGACGATTTGACGAATCACGAAGCGCCCGGTCAAGAGGACCTGAGGCGTAGCGGCCACAAGGGCAAAAGATGCAGTAGTCATGATCTTAGATTAGAGGAGGGAGGTGGTGACATTGCGCGCGCGCTTGAACACGATCGGCAACACGTTGCGAGTGGTCTCACCGGCGATACCCATGACCATCATGCTGATGGTCTTGAGAAACTCATCGTAGGTATTGGGCTCGTAACGCACAGTGGCCGAGTCGTCAGTGCAGGGCACATTAAAACGGTCAGTGATACGAGGGCGCCCGTTCCACTTCAAGGAACCAACAGCATCGCCGCCGCCCTTGGCAAATTCGCTCGGGGGCGGACCAACGTCCACGATGGAATAACCTTGACCACCGCAGAGGAACGCAATTTCATATTGCGCGTCGCGATAGGCAGGATTACGAACGGTCTGGCCGAAGTTGGCCGCCGTGACATTTTCCTGAATGGTCTCGGGCGCGGGCCAAGTGACATCGCCAGCCGAGGACACATTGAACCGAAGCGGGTTGGAATGCAAGGAGGTCGTGACACGGCCCCAGAGCGAACCCTTGAAGCCCTCGGTCACAACATTCATGTTGCAATCCTTCATTTCCTTCAAGAACGGATCGTTCACGAAGTTGTTCCAAGCCTCGGATGAGGTCATCAGAAGGTACTTATCGTTGAGGAACGAATCGTCCTTCAGGGACCCGGCCTGATAAGGCACAGAGAGGGAATCCTCTTCGAGGTAATTCAAGGCCGCGAACACATTCTTGAGGCTCAAATTACCGGGCGAGAGCATATCGACCACTTTGCCCTTAAGGTAAGCGTTCGACTTACCGGTCGCGAAGGTCGGATCACCGTCACCAATGGGGCACAAGTCGTCGATGACCGTGGTCTTGTGATCACAGAACATGACGGCCGGGGACTGATGGAAGATGTAACCGCGATAGAACTGGGAGGAGAACTCTTCCTGCCACTTGAGCACGTAGTCCAGATTCTTCGCAATCTTGTTTTTCACGAAATCTTGAAACGCCGGAAGCCATTGAAAGGCCGGCGATTCAAACTTGTGATGGCGAAGCGAGTACGTGAACGTGCGCTCACGGTGCTGGATGATGTCCTTCTTGGCAGGCGCCGTAGCAATTGCCGTAGGAAAGGCAAATTGGCGAAGGGTGGGCGGGGGCTCAGTGATAACACCGGTGATGGTGGTACCCTTGTTGGGCTCCCAAGGAATGGAGCCGAAGATTTTACGGAAGTTGCCGTATTTCTTACGAAATGCGACCTCGCGCTCAACCATCCAAGTGGGAAGCGCGTTATACAGAGCGATATCTTGCGGAGTCCAGGCCTGACATGCATTCATGTCGATGGCAGGCATGGCGGGAATAGTAGCCATAAGTAGGAAAGCTGTGACAGTTTCTTGTACCGGCTCGCGTACACGTAGAAGCCATGCGCAGCTCACGCGCTTAGAAGCTATGTTATGGAATTAGCACAGAACGTGCCAATAAAAAAAGCCCCGCCGGAGCGGGGCTTGAGAAAAGAGTGAATTAACGGGCAGCCATTGCGTGCAATTGGGCCACAAGGGCCTTGGAGTCACTAGGATCAGGAGGACCCGATGCACCTGAAGCGTTCGGATTTGGGGCCGAGGCCCCGGTGGCTGCTTTAAAGGCCCCGCGCTTACTGAGTTCAGCCCGAATTGCTTGATTCTGCTTCATAAGCAACTGACCACCGGCCAGAGCCTTGGCCAACAGCACAATTTCAGGACGCCCTTGCATGAAAGCTGGGAACGTCTTGAGATAAGTGGCCTGAAGTGAGTGAAACTCAGGGTTTTTCACATTACCAAAGATCTCAGTGTCCATCTTGGTAAGGTTGGTGTTCAGCTCATTGTACTTTGTGCGATGTTGCTCAGGCAAAGTGTTGAGCTTGCCACTAAGATTCTGAATCATGGCCGTGGCCTGAGAAATCTTAGCCTGAATGCGGGCCGAGATGCCGGGATGGTCAGCGGGATTATAGGGCCCAGCCCATTGAGGTTTGCCATCGGGGCCCTTTTGCAGAAAATAGAAGGGCTTGCCCTGCTCAACAGCGGCCGCCTGTTCAATCCATGTTTCTTGTTCCTGAGATAGTCCAGCCACATGATTGGCCACTTCGACATATTCGGGCGTGAGCTTATAGCCCTCTTCGTGATCAAAGTAGCGGGCAGCCTTAGCGGCCTCGGAGGCGGCCTTAAGCTCATTTTCCTTGGCGACCAACTGCTCAGCGACCGTCGCCTTATCGACCAACTCACCATTTTGCAACTTAAGGGCAATTGGGAAGAATTTCTCGAAAGTGGCATTCGAGGAAAACTTAAGGGCGTTGGCCAAATCAGGATCTTTGATCTGGGCAAGCTTTGGGGCACGGGTGTTTTGACCGGCGCCTGCTGGCGCTCCGGCGACCGCTTGCGCGGCGCCAGCGCCAGCTTGCGGCGCCTGGATGTCACCATCTTCAGGTGTATCAGTGGAACTAGTTTGCGGCGCGCGGGAGCGCGCCGCTGACTCATTTAGTGTATTGGAGGGCGATGGGTCGGCGGCTGCGCCGCCTCCCGAGTCGAGGCCAGCGGTGGGGCTGAGGCCGATGTCGCTGAAGGAGGGCAATTGGTCGGTTACAGTTTCGTCAGACATAGGTATAGTTCGTTTAGTGTTTTGTAGTGGCGAAGTTTAAGGCGGAGGGCCTCGGGCTCAACGGTGTCGCTGGTGGCCGTCAGGTCCGCCAAAGCGGCTTGGACTTTATTGTGTAGGGCCCTGAGCTTGAGGTGCGTTATTGGATGGTTGATCCATTCGTGGTGCATCAGGGGCAGGGCCTCCGGCGGGATTTCCATAGAGTTGTTCGGCGGTTTGGATGGTTTGTTGGAATTTGCCTTGAATGTCAGGAGGCAGGGCCTGAAGGATTTCGGGCGGCAGGGCCTTAAGCAGTTCCAGCATAAGTTGGCCTACGGCCCGACTGTTGTCCTGCAGCATCGGGGCCATCTGCTGATATTCGTCAGGAAAGGCCAACTCAAGGATCTTGCGCAGGAAATAAATGCCGACGGGCGTTTGGGCGAAAAGTTGATAGAAGTTTGTGTACTTGCTCAGCTTTTCGCTGCGGGCCACATAGTCCACATCGCCCGCCGGCAAAATTTCCACTTGGTCCAGCGCGGCCCGAATGTCGGGCCGACTGGCCAAGAATTTTGTGTTGAAACCCGACGCCACGTTGAAGCGGACGATGTCCCAGCGGAACTTCAGCAATTCGGCATAGCCGATAGCGAAATTAGTCAACGGGACGGTTTGGCTCTGGACCGCCTGCTCTTTGGCCGCATTGAGCTCCGTGGCCGTTTTACGCGAGTCCTTACGGTTCGAGGCCGCAAAGTCAGTTTGGCCTGCGCCCGACGAGTTTTCTGTGCGCAGGGCCTGAAGGGCCATCAGGCACCCGGCGTCAGGGGCTGGGGGCGTGTAGAAAATGAGCTTCTCCTTCGTGACCACGCCCGGCTTGATGAGAACGCTGGTCTGCAGTGTCTCAGGATTTTCCACGACAGCCTGCTGGTCCCGGGCCGCAAACAGCTCCGAGGCCCGAATCATACCGTTCACGTATGAGGTCCAGCCCATCGTCAAAGCCTCTTGGTCATGCATGTCGGCATGGGCCCGGCCCTTAATTTCCACAAGGACCGGATTCTCCGTGATTTCGTAGAAGGTCGGGAAGATTGGGTACTGGTCAGTGGGCACTGGCACAAATTGGGCCGGGGCCGGATTCATGGGGTCGGCTGGGCCCTGGGCCGGGGCCGGGGCCATCTTGCCAATGAACAACGGAATTGGGTCCGACAGCATTTGATTCGGCTCCTCGCTGTACCAAAATTGCTGAATGCCCGTGGGCGTTTTGGTCATTACGGCGTAGACCTTAAAATTGCGATAGACCGCATCGGCCGCGGGCTGGGAGTCCAGAATGGCCTTGACCTTGTCGGCCTTCCATTTGTACTCCTTGGCCCAGTCCTTAAATTGAGACTCCGAAATCATGTAGCGGACGGCCACCATGGGCGCCTGCTGGAAATCGCGCGAGTTGACGGGCACGATAAAATCGGTCGTGGGCACATAGACCACATCGGTGTCCATGGCGTTGTCAGCATCTGGGATAACCATGAAGACGCCACGCCCATGAAGGGCCATGGCGTTAATTTCCTTGATGTGGGTGGCCAGCCAAGGTCCAGACCGGGCCGCCTTTGTTACCTCGGCCTCGATGACATTGAGGGACTCAAGGGGCACCACATCACTTGAGGCCGTCACATGGCGATATGAGCCTTTGAGGTACTGAATGAAAACGGGCAGCTCGCGCTTGATATTTTCAGCAATGACCCGGCGCCCAATGAATGTCTCGTTAGCGAGGACCATTTTCTTCTGGCGGGCCTCGTCCACAGTGATATCAAGTTCATACGCGTCCCGATTCATGTGCAAGACCGTTTCGTGCTTTGCCCAATCGCTCAGTAATGCCTTGAATCTTTGTTCCAATTGACCGTTGTCCAAAGAACCCTCCGGAGCGGTAGGCTCCGGCCCTTGCGGTGGTGTCATCAATGTCTCCATAAATACTGTTCCAGTCAGCCCAGAATGAATTGGGCACTTTGCGTTTTGTTTCTTCTGACGTTGCTGAGGCCCCGGCCCCATCGAAAATGTATTGGTTCAGGCCCGCGTTCGCCAAGATGGCCGCATCAAAATGGTCCGGCGAAAAAGCGGCCCGGGCCCTGAAGTCGGCCTTGGACTCAAGGAGGATCTTGCCGTCCTTGATCTTGTAATAGCGCATGCCCATTTGGCGCTTGAGTTTGGCCCCGGCCCGTTCCAGATTTAGTGTCTGGTTGTAGACCAACATGCGAAAGTTCCAGGCCAACTCGGCGCCCCGATTGTAGAACACGCGCTTGTTGCGCGCGGCCTGCTGGTTCAGGACACCATTGACCGGACAGCCCTCGTCGTGCATGCGTTGGATGATGGGCGTGCCAGTGCCTCCGGCGTCAGCGAAAACTTGGGCCGGGGCCAGGCGCTCCTGCTCAATGACCCCAACGAGAAGGCGCGTCAGTGTGGGCTCGTGGCGCTCAAAGAACTCAAGCTCCTTGATGAATTCGTTGCCCTCCCAAATTGACAACACAACCGCATCACCGCCAAGGGCCAGGTCCAGCCCAGCGCGGCGAGGCATTCCAAATGACGCCGGGGCCGGATACTTGTAGGTAATACGCTCGGGCGAAATGATGTGCAGCTGGTTCGTGACACAGAACTGGGCCAGGTACGACGACTGGATATAGGGCGACTCGATGCCAAACTCCTTGACGTCGCGCTCGAACTCATGAAAAAGGTGCGGGCACTGTGTATAGTCCACACGCCTAAAATAGGGCTGGCCCATGACCATGCGCTGCGGGTAAACTTGGTCGGGCCGCGTGCACTTGTCGTAAAAGTAGCCCTGCGGGTCGCCCGGCGAGCTGATGTTGACCCAGTGCGTGTAGCCGTGACAGCGCTTAAAGGACAGGACCAGCTCGTGTTCCAGCGACTTACATTCGTTCAGGACAATGGCCATCCCGAACCCGGCCTTGAGAGGATGCCAACCCTCGGTTTTGCCGCCCTCGTCCGTACGGAACATCGTGATTTCGGACTTGGTGACCGAGCACTTGATCTTGTGCTTATTGATCTTGAGGAATTTTGGGTGCAGGCCCGCATTGACCATTTTGGCCCGCTCCTCAATGTGGCGCCACGTCTGCTCGTGCAGCTGGGTGTATGACGACGAGGTCCCGATCCAGTGAAACCACGGCTTGCAGCAAACGCAGTAAAGGGCCCAGACGGCCAGCACGATCTGGTCCTTGCCTGAGCCGTTGGCCGCACAAAGGGTATATTGGAGGGGCGTCTGGACCGTGGCCTCACGCTTTGAGGCCTCGTCGTAAGGGTCCTCATAGCCCGAGAGCCTAAGCAGCTCTTCGATCTGCCACCTGTAGGGCTGAAGGTCCGGGAAAAATAGTTGACAAAAGTCCCAAGCGTCCCGTATTTGCGACAGGACGGCCAAAGGGTTAACTGACTGTGATGGTTCGACCTTCATTAAATTCCCTTCGGCGTTTTTCCAATTCAGCAAAGCGGGCGCCCAACGTGCCAATGGCCGCAAGGACACCACCCGCGTCCACCTGGACCGCGTCCCGCCGCCCTAATTTGTCGTCGCGCACAGTCCGCGCCGCGGCCAACCTCAAAAATCCGTTGTCCGAATTGCGCGCCACGTCGACCATTATGTCCAGCATTTCCTCCTCGACAGGTTTGGTTGGGTCGACCGTGCGAGTGGACTTGCGAAACTTGGCCGAGCCCTCGTACAGGGCCGTCTGGACCACATCAACGCTCAGGTCCATAGCCTTGGCGATTACGTCCGGGCTCGCGCCCGTCTCGTAAAGGGCCACCATTTGGTCAATTTGGTTCATAGGACTTTAAGGATAATCCAGCACTGGGCCGTTGCCCGTATGCAATTGCTGGACCTATATAAGATTAAGGTTGGCGATTGCTGAATGGCCCATGGCGAGGGCTTGCTGGACCGCGCTCGTATGACCGGCGCCCGGCTTCGCCGCGTGCGCCTGGTACCAACGCCAAACGGCCGCCGTGGCCCTAACGTCCGAGAGGGCGTCGTGGGCCCCTTCGAACGGGCGCCCGTAGCAGTACATATAGGCCTCCTGAAGATTGGGCCACTTGTAGGAGCCGCGCCACTTGCCCGGCAACTTGCAGATATCTGTCATCTTGGACATCATGCACAAGTGGCCCAAGCCGTCGAGCGGATTCTGGACCTTGTACCGAATGGACATTGCCTCAAGCATGGCAATGTCAAATTTGTTGTTGAAGGCTATGGCGAGGGCGGCCGGGCCCGGGGCCCCGGCGTGGGCCCCCAGGACCAGCGCGCGCAGCGCGCCGAGGGCAACGGCAGCGTTGACGCCTTCAGCGTTGACACGGGCGCGGGTCAGGCCGTGGGCCTCAAGGGCCTTCGGGTGAATTTCGCACTCGTCGGGCAATTGGACCATGGTGCTGTAACTGCCAACCTCATTGAGGGCGGAATCCAGCATAGCAGCGCCCACCTGCATTAGGTGGGCCGTGGGCCCGACGCCCGAGGTCTCTGTGTCATATATGAAGTACATAAATTGGAGGTCACACCAGAGAAACGAACTCTGGACTCTCGGCCGCCCTTAGACGTAACCAAAGTGCTACTTTACACCATGTGACCAATCGCGTCGACAAAATCGGTAAGACTTATACATGTAGTCCTATCCAGCATTCGACGCAAAGCTGAAGGTGCGTTGTGGGAGTCGAACCCACGCATGTGCCCATGTACTTCCGTTATACGATACGCACCATAAAACCCAACGGCGGGCCACAGGCGATAATCCCGCTTTCGCGGTGGACGGAGAACCTGCGGCCCGCCCGGCAATCATGAAGGGATAGCTAGACGTGTGCCAATTTGGGCAAAAAGTGGGATATGCTGTGAGATGAGTTGTAGTAGTGCCCGCTTCGGTTTCGGGGCTCCCGGCAGGGCCATTGTCGACTAACTCAAGTGAGTTAGTGGGGATTCGAGGATGCGCCAAACGCCTAATGACCCTCATTAGTGTGCCTTATTACGTGTGTAAGTCGTTTAGTCTCAAGGGTTTACAAAAGGATTTGACAGGGTTTTTGGGCATGCTATGGTGGGAACTCGGTGGTGGTGGTAGCGCGGGTGATATACCCACGGCGCGCACCCTCCCGACGGGCACCTAAGCCCGGTTGGTCCCGGATGGACCGTGACATAGACGGTGGATGCGCGAGGCTTGGCAGGCTCCCTAAAGGAGCCTTAGGCGTGGCCTAGGGGCGAAGTGGGCAGACTCACCAACTGAACCTCCCTAGGTAGCTTTGAGTCGGTTACTTGCGCTAGCAACCACTGGATGGTAGTAGAGGATAGATGTCCCCTAGTAAATTGCTGGGGGTAATGCAGAACCTTATAAATTATGAGCAACAACGAAATTATTTGGCAGGGAAAGAGTGTGCGAGTTCAAGCGGGCATTCAAGCGTTAGTAGATGTAACGCTAGGTGCGGATTTCTTCCGCTATGTTAGTGTGGCAATGAGGCGCGAAATCACGAAGAACGGCACAAAGTCGGTAGTCACGGCAAATGGGAAGGAAGTCAACGCGAGGGAGTTTGATCCTACCCAAAGGACTGGCCTTCGTGGCGACCGATACACCACGGGCCACAAAGAACAATGGTTGCTTCATTGCTGTGCAATGTGGAGTCGCCAATTGGCAGCATCGGACGAAGCGTTTGCCACGTTGGAAAAAGGCGGGATGCTTGGTAGCAACTTTGAGCCGATTGCTGGCAGCGCATTAGCTTGTCACTTGGCGTTCTTGAAGGACGCGTTTCTTCGTGAGCGTCAACCAGAGGTTAAGCCTGAGGAACAAAAGGCCTAACGGTTTAGTCATTGCCCTAGTGACCTACGGGTCACTAGGGGACATATATCCTCTGCAATACGGAGCGGCCTATTGCGTGACAGGCAATGGGTGGAACGAGTGTGCAAAAAGGCCTTGAGCCTGTTCCTCGGCCCTTAATCGCGTTAGAGCCTTATCCTATACGTTAATCGCGTGTAGCCAATCTCCAGCCTTGGGCCGTGTGTAGGCGCATAAGCTGGAGCGGGAACGGAGCGACATACAATGACGCTAGGCAAGAACCTAGTTAGTGTGTGCGTCACCGCCTAGCTTCAAG